GACGTGAAGGCCGTTAAGAAACCCGTATTTTTGTTGGGTTTTCGGTTAGGCGCCGTCCGGAAGAGAAGCGTTCCCGGTGGGGCGTCCGGACTTCAAATTCGTTTCTCGTCGTTGCATCCCGTAAGGGCTCGTTTAGTTGTGTTCGGTCCTGTTGGTGATATTTCAAGGCCTTAGCGACCCTGGCGGCCCCGCCCAGGAAATTCCCCAGCAATCTTAAACGGCCCCGGCTCCGACGAGATTGGGTCGAAGATTGGGTCGAAACGCCCGCACGATTGAAGCTTAAGCTCAGCGCCGTTAAGCTCGGCTTTGCCTCGGCCCGAACGGCCGAGGCGGGACCGGCCAGGTGGTTGCACACCCGACCGGCCCCTAACCCCCACAGCGGAGCTAGGCCGCCGTGAAGGCTCATTGGACTCCGGCCTGTTCGGTCGGGGTTGTCAACTACTTGGCGCACGTTGAACACGCTGGAGAGCGATCGCTTTCCGGCGCGTTTTGACGTGCGTCTTTTGTTGAGCCAACACGCGGTCCCGCAGAACGAAAGACAGGGACCATGAGCGAACAGGAATTGGCAGAGCATGAGATCCGCAGCGTCGCCGGCGAGGCGGTCGGCTCTTTGCGGTTGATTAGCGAATCGCGTGGCAGACTGACTGCGCAGTCCGTGACGAGCATCGTCAAGGAGGTCGAGCGCGCGCTGAAGGCGATCGAGACCCTCTCGCAAAAACTCACGTGATCTCTGGGCAGGAGTGCGGCATGCGCAGTGCGGGGGAGCTACGCATTCCGGCGCACTCAGAGGGGAGACGCGATGATCGAGCAAACCAAATCACGGTTCCTCATGAGACGAGCCCCGCACCGCAAACGGGGCTCGGCAGATGGCCGGAATGTGCCAACTGCAGACACCCCTCCCTGCGCTTCCCAAGAGAGGGCATTCTCTGTACAGCAAGTGGGCGGAACCTGCAGGTGGAGTTTTGTTATGCCGCCCCGAACCTTGTATTTCGATGAATCCGGCTTCACCGGTAACAACCTGCTCGATCCGGCGCAGCCGATATTCGCAATTGCCAGTGCCGATATCGACGAAAATTCGGCCGACGAGGTTCTAAAGGCATCCTTTCCACGATACCAGGGTGCTGAGTTCAAATTTAAGAGTATCTGGGGCTCGAATCATCGGGCAGGGCTGCTAGCATTCGCCCGCCATCTCCGTCGATTCGAGGACCTCGCTTTTGTCTACATGGTGGACAAACGCTTTGCCGTCCTGACCAAGATCGTCGATTTGCTGATTGAACCACACGTCACCGACGCGGGCTATGACTTCTACGATGACGGATTTTGTTGGAAGTATGCGAACTACATCCATTTCGGATTCACGCAGTTTGCTCCGGCCGAATTGCTGGACGCGCTGCTCCGTCATTACCAGACCTTCAGTCGCAACCCGACGCGCCAAAACCTCACGATTTTGCAAACCCGTCTGAATGTTATGGCGAGAAGCTCAGAAAAACGGGTGCGAACCTTTCTTGAACAAATGGCTCTCGGCGCACAGCTGTTCGAGCGTTACCACGACCTCGCCACGTTCCGGGGATCGGATGAGCTGCAAATGACGATTATGCTAACGATCGTGTATCACTGGCGTCAGAAGTGCGCTGAGGATCTGGTACTCATACACGACGCGTCGTCGAACTTCCTGCGGAGCCAGAAGGTGTGGCAGAAGATCACGAGCTGCGATGTCCCGCGGCAAGGGCTTCGCTTTGGTGACGGCAGCATTGTGGAATATCCGCTACGGGTCATTTCGACAACGCCGATGAATTCGGAGAACAGCCGCTCGATCCAGTTCTGCGATGTGCTGGCCGGGATCGCGACGCGCCATTTCAGCCCCCTCACGGAGGGGCGCGATCGCACTTTTATGGACGAGGTGATCGATGCGGGATTCAAGCATATCACATATAGTGGCATCCACCCGAATACCGTGTTCCCCGACCAAATCAAGAGATTGAGCGGCCCAGACGTGGTGGATCAAATGATGGGCGTCATGTTCGGCCGTCATCGCTAGCGGGCGCTGACCCCGCACTGTCTTGCTGCACTTGATAGGATCGATGATGTTGCCTCACCTAAACACATCCATATCGCCGTCCGGATGATACGGTGTGCCACGCGCGACCTGCTGCACGCGGCTACGGTCAGCGACCTGGCCGGCAAAGCGCGTGGGGCCGTAAGGTAGACCCTCACACTCCCCGCGCGGCTTGCCTAAACGGCGCATCATCACTGCGTACCGCAGCGCCGAGACCAGATCATCCCGCTGCTTTACGATCTTGAAACTCTCGTCGTAATGATAGTGACGCAACTCGTCGATCAGCTCCTTATTGTAGGGAGCGATGATCATCTTCTCGTCATACCAGAACGCACGCATGTCCTCGAGCGCTGGCAGGACATTGTAGTGCTGCGTTCCGTGGTTCCTCGCCCAGTGCGGCATCATGTTCGCACCGTGGGCCTTGAATTGATCCTTCAGTGCTATCCCGCTGCCCTTATCATGAACGCTGCCATCGTGCGGCCACGCGATCGGCAGACGCAGTCCGCCCGTCATGTCGTGAATACGCTGGACCTGATGAATCGCGGACGATCGCGCCATGGCGAAGGAGTTGACGACATATATCTCGCCCGTGTCCCAATGCCACGCGATCATTGCGGCCGCAAAGTTGTGTTGATATCCAAAATCCACCCCAACGCACCATTTCGCGCTGGGCCTGATCTGCGCCTCCGAATCAAAATGCCGGACGATGGCCGGCAAGAACTCGAGTGGAAATACCGGTCCGGAGCCAAGCTGTGGAACACCCTCAAGCCGCGTCTCGCGCTCATGTTCTGGAATCGCGCCGGCCACCTCGTCATGACGAGCAGCGGTGACGTGCTTGACATCGGAACTGTCAATGCGATGTACGCTGCGATCCGCGGACGGCTCGCTAAGGAAGGTGTAGGTAATGCCGGCAGCGGCACCATCGCCGATCGGCGTGTAGGAAACCAAGACATGACCATCGGTCGCAATCGTGCGCGCGTAGAGCTCGGAATAGGTGTCGGCGGGCGGACGCTCGTCGATCCAGATGAGATCGACGGATTCGGACTGCATCTTCTCACGGCGCTGGTCGAACGACTTTAGCGACGCCGAGGACACGCCGTCCACCTTGCCGTCCGTCTGGTGCGTCACGAACATGGTGTCAATCACCTGCTGGCCGCCCGGCACCATGATCGGTTTCCGGGCCGCCAGAGCTTCGAGCGGAATGAGGCCTTCCCCGTACCGGCCGATCCCGCCGCAAAGCTTCTCTTGCTGCGCATCACGCATCAGCCCCAGGCTTTCGCCGACGATCCATGCTCGGATCGGCTTGCGGAACCGCTTGCCAACCCACCAGTCGGGATAGTCTCCGCTCATGTGCCAGGAGAACTCGGCGGCGGCGCAAATCGTCTTTCCCGTCTGATTGCCGCCGTAGATAAGCCGCTGGTGAGCGCCGCTGCTGCCGGCCGCAAAAAACTTCAGTTGCGTGTCGTACCAGTAGTTCTTGTCGAGAAAATCGATTCGGCGATATTTCGCCCGGCGCTCCGCCGACGATAGCGTTTGTCGAGCCAGCGCTAGCAGCTTGCGCGCGTCAGGGGCGTCGGTCGTTTCCATGTGACTTCGTCCTTCCGTCGACTACCCAGATGCGAGGCGGCTTGGAGAATCTTCGGCCAGTCCAGTCGACCGGGTATTCGCCGCTCAGATGGTAGCCTACCTCAATGAGGCAAGTGCGCGTCTTGCCGGCTTGATCGTGAATGACCTCCACTATGTGATCTCCCCGTGTTCGATCACTTTCGCTGCGTCGGCCCGCTTGGCGTTGTCTGCCGCCTCCAGCCGCTCGAGACGGGGCAAATAGTTGCCGCCAAACAACTCGATCAATTTCTCGCGCGTCGCGCCGAGCGCTTTGGCGGCGCGCAGCTCCTCGAGCGCTTCGGCGTCAGCGTCGATGGTCTTGTGCGTCACTTCTACAGTGTGCCGGCTTTCGGCCGGGAACACCCGCTCGAGCAGCATTCCGAGCGCGCGGCCGTGCTCTTTGTGGCTCGGATCGCGCACCAAGTTGAGCAGCGCATTGGCACCTTCAGGGAACGCGCAAAACAGAATCTTTCTGCTCTCTTCGGTGATGGCGGCGAGCACCTTGGGGTCGCGGCTCAATTTCCACGCAAATTTTGCAGCAATGGCCGGCGTCGAGTTAGCAACGTACCCCGCCTTACGTGCCGCTGCGACCAGGGCACCACGCCGCGGTTTTTCACGCGTGAGATGGAAGACGAAGGCCCGTTGTTGGTCATTCGTGAGCGCGCGCATTGCCGGGCCCCACTCAATCGCGTCGGGCTGATCAGAGCCTCGCCGGCTGACCGCTGTCGTCATGATCAATAGGCGCTAAAGCGCGCCCTGTAGGCCGCCTCGTCCTGCGGACTGCCCCCCGAGTGCGCACCGGCTATATAGTAATGCGCGATCCGATAGCGGCGATGTATCTCGGAATCTCCTTCGGCAAATCGACGCTGCCATTCCGCGTCGGCATTGAAGCGCGACAGCCAGATGCTGGCACCGACATGCCCAAGTGGATCGTCAGACTTGCCAGTCGAATGATAGGCCCTGAGAAGCTCACGCGGGACGCCAAGCGCCAAGTCGTCGGCTATCGCGCCGTTAAAGTCGCGGACGGGCACTTGTGACCCCGCGGTGACTTCAACACCGAGGTGATCAACCTGACCACCGAGAGCTAAGTCGAGCCGCTCCGCGTCTGAAAGGACAATACCGGTTTCGCCGCGTGCTTTCGCCTCGAGTGCGGCAATCTCGCGCTCGGCCGCGATATGTCGATCTACATGGTTCGGCAGTTGCGCTTTTCGTTCTCGAGCACGGGTGAGCTGCTGTTCCGGCGCGGCGTTGTAATCGCCGGCCAGCTGCGCAAGCTGCGTGGCGGCAGCGGCGGCGCCGGCGGCGAGCGGATCCGGTCGAACGAATGAGGTGGTCATATTATGTGCCTCCCGTGCCGAGCGCCCGCAATAGGGTGCGAAACGCCTCGGCGCCGGCGCCAGCGTTGTTCGCCACGCAGCTTGCGATGATGGCTCGCGCGTAGACGATTTCGGCGTTGTTGCTCGCCACCTGGCCGGCGGCGCCCATCGCGACGCCGGCGACGGCCGCCTGGCGGACTCCCTCGGCGACGCTGCAGGCTGCATCGTGGGCAGTGTTGCCTGTTTTGACGACGCCGCCCATGGGTCAGGACCTCGCTAGCGCGGACAGCACGCGCTCGTGTCGTGCCCTGAAGGCTGATTGCTTCTGCTCGAGCTGGGCCTTCAATTGCTCGATATCCGCGAGATCCGCGGAAAATTTGCGCTCGAATTCCGCGAGAAGATCCTCGTCGATTGAGGGCAGATCGTTTGTGCTCATAGGTGTTCCTTCAGGTTGCTCACGCTTCAAATGCCAAGTCGCGGCTTCCATACCCTCGGCCTTTCGGCAAATTTAGCGACCTGGCCACGGCGTCGTTGTCACTCGCCGCGACAACGCCGGCGCCAATGTCCGCGGCGCCGCCGGTGTTAGAATCCGTCATTCCGCCGCCTGCTCGTACTCGAGCTCCATCCCGCGCGAGACGAGGTGCAGCACCTGCTGGCTCAAGCTGCGGTGCTCCTGCGCGGCCAGCTCGCGCAGCTCGGCCAACTGCTCCGGCTTGAAATTCACCGTCACGGGTGCAGTGCGCTCCGCCATGGTGTCCTCCAGTAAGACCTGCGCCACACTGCGTTTGCAGGAGCTCCGCTTCAACGCACCGTGTTTGAAAAATGAGACTTCTCGCAAAATGGGATTGCAAAGCGCCAAGCGCCGTGGCGATGATTCTCGCATGATTTGCCCGCCGGAATTGCGTCCGCTCGCGCTCGTTCGCGAGTACCCGGAGCTCGTCGAGGCCCTGCGCGCCCGGGCCGAAGAGCTCAACGTGTCTCGGGAAACGATCGACAGCGTGAGCGGACTCCAATCCGGCTACAGCGCCAAGCTGCTCTGCCAAATCAAAGGCGTCGGCCGCACCTCGCTCGGTCCGATCCTCGGCTCTATGGGCCTCGTGCTGGTCGTCATGGAAGACCCTGCACAGCTCGCAAGGGTTCGCAGCCAGCTCGTGCCGCGATACCCCCAAGGCCACCGCGTTTACCGCTCGCGCAGGCCCGATCCCGGCCGGCCATGCTCGTGCGCCGAATTCCGGCAAGCCGCGGTCCCACCGCCATGGCCGCTAGGACCGGACATGGCTGTCCCCACAGAAGCCCCGTAGAGGGCGGCGCCGGTCCGAGCACCCGAGCACGGCCGGTCGCGGCCGACTCACCGGTGAGTCCCGCTGCGGCGGGACGGTGCCTTCCAGCACAGGTCGAAGGTGGTCGCCTCGGGTCGAACTTTTCAGAGCGGCGACGTGTGGGGAGCCTGGTCGTCAACGTCACGAGCGGTTGGCGATGGCCGACCCGGCACCCGCCCCCCACCGGTCTATTTGGCCGGACCGGCGACCATCGCGCGACCCGAACCGCAGCACGCAGCTTTCCGAGAGGGTCGCCGAAGGTGATATCCGGTCCCGCCCCAGCTACATCGCCAGTAGCACCAATGACTTGTGACTCCGAGGAAGCATCCTCGACCCAACAATCGACCCAATCCAGCGGGTCGTAAGGCTCGGGACGACGAACAGAGCTCCAGCGAAGCCGCCGAACGGCACAGCGAGATATCTACCGAGGGATGGAACGATGAGATGCGTGCGGCAATCGTCCGGCGAGTTGGCCCCTCGTGACTTTGAATAGGTCGACCGATCAACCGCCGAACGGATATTTCACACACGGATCCATACCCCGTGAGCAGGCGTCTTTGAGGCCGTTCCACCACTCGTCGGGAGGCTTGAGAGAATAACACCAATCGAAATCGGTGCCAGAGTGGTACGTGCAGTTGCGCGGATAGCCTCGGGCTTTCATGCAGTAATCGATGGCCTCGTTCCGATCCTCCCGAGGCGCGGCCATGGCTTGGGATTGGCACGCGTAGAATGCTTGTCCGCGCTCCTTCTCGCCGCAGCCGGCGAGAGCGATCGAGAGGGTTATGGCGAGAACGAGGCGTATGTGGGCGACCATTGCCGCTACAGCCGTGTCCATGTTTTTCCGCTCTCCTTTTTGCTTGTCCAAGATGTTTACGTTTACCGCTCCATACACACACACGCCCCGATCAGGCATTCTCTTTTTTTACTGCCGTAAACATATATATATTTATATATAAATATATGATTTCATTAGAAAATCCTGTTTATCGCGAACAGATAAACGTTTACTCGATCTTAGTCGATCAGGCCGGTTGGTAGCCTTGATCGGTCCACTCGATCTCACCGGCTTCGACCAGCTGAGCCAGGATGTCCTTGATTTCACGGGTGCGCAGCCTTCCCTTTAGGAACTGCTGGATGTCTCTCGGCTTTACCGGGCTTCGCCTTCGGACGTAGGCGAGGATCTTCGCCATCTGCTCGCTGCGCTCGTTCGGAGCCACGAATTCCTGGGCTGCTTCCACCAGTGCTCGTCCGACCGTCCAAGCGACGCCGGCGCCCCATTCCATATCACTAAGATCGACGCTGGCTCCTCGTCCCCAGCGGCCAGCTGCGCGGATGGTGGCGAGCCGGATGGACGTCTCGACGCAGCGGGCGATGTAGGGCGCGCTGTCGGGATGATCGTCCGTGTGTTGCGTTACCATCCGAGTGAAATCGAAATAGCACGTACGCGCCTGCTGGCTCGCCCAGGGCAGGATATCTGGCGTGAAGCTGATTTCCGGATTGGCGATGTGAAGCAGACTTTCCGGTCCCGACCATAGGTACAGCCGGTTCAAGCCATCGCTCAACCGTGCCGGCACATTGCCGGGATCGAGTTGCGGGTCGGTATCGTCGGCACGAACCGTAGACGTCAGCGGCAGGAAACGATTGAGGAATCCGTTGAGTACGTTCTCGCCCTGCAGGGCGGCGTAAAACTCATCCGGCGTTGAGACGCCGAAGATCGAAAGAGCCGGACACGAAATCATATTCATCTGGCGCGATGCCCATTGCGCGGTCGGCACGGTCGCAAAAGAAATGCCCCACAGCGTGCGCAGCATTTGGCTCACGGCTTTTTCATGGTTGCCGGCTTTCGCACTGGTGACGCTGCTGAGAAACACGCCGATCTCGTCCTGCAGGCATAGGACCAGCGGCTTGTCCTGCAGCAGCTTCTGCACCGCACTGAGCGAGAAGAACTTCGATGGTCCGATGTGGCCTTCGGCCTTGGCGGCGTGCATGAGCCGCATGGCGGCATCGAGCACGTGCTGCTTGCCGGCGCCGCTCGGGGCGATTGGCACGACATAGAGGTGGGTTGCCGAGCGGGTCGGACCGGCGACGCGGCGGCCGATTAAGGTGCCGACCACGGTGATAGCGGCGCCAAGAGCGAGCACCGGGTTGGGCCGGCGCGCGGTAGCGACGATATAGTCAACGATGTCTCCGACAAGCCCCGGCACATGGGTGAACGGCTCGAGCTCGTCCGCCGGCTCGATAGGCGCCTTCGGTTCCGGCTCCATAGGCTCCTTTGGATCCGGCTTCGCCTTGATATCGATCTTGATGTCGTCGGACTTGATGTCGACCTTGATGTCGATCTTGGCGTCGGCGCGGTCTGCGCTATTCGCAATCAGTCCTGACACGTCGATATCGACGCCGAATCCCAACCGCTCGCTCAGCCACCGGAACGCCGTGTCGAGATCGCACCCGTCCGCTGCCATCACCAGGTCAAGCGGCGTGTAGCCTTGGTCGGCGCCGAAGTCCCTGATGCCCTCGGACACGATCTTCAGGTTGAGATGCCTCTTGCCGGGCGGCCGCCCGGTCGTCGACGGCCTCCACATGGGGACGGCTTCGTACCCGCCACGTGCCGGGCGGCAGCGATAGAGGCCTAGAGCCGGCACCCAAGCGGCCAGGTCGGCGAGCGCCAGGTCGTTGAGCTGCCGATACGGATTGTCGCCGTCAAACCCACCGGTGGCGCTAGAGCCTTCGTGCGGCGGTGGCTCGGGGCGGTACCCGAACGGCGTCAGGACGGCCGTGATCCGCTCTGCGATATCCGGTGGCAGCTCGGGGAGATCCTCCGGCGCCAGGTCGTCGAGCGTTGAAGTACCGGACCATCGATACGGCTGCTTGGTGTCCGGGTGAATCGTTGGCGGCAGCACGGTCTGCCGGCCCGGGCCAATCAAGTCGACAACCCGCCGTTTGTTGATGTCCCAGCTTTGCGATTTCGTTATCTCAGGCCCGTAATAGAACAGTGTCTCGCCCTTCTGGCCTGCCTTGCGCACCGGCGACGGCGGCAGGATCTTCATAAGCGCTGCTCGGATGGCGACGTCGTCGGTATCGATGTCGACTCCTATCAGACCGTTGTAGCCGCCGATGACACCAAGACCGGCATCGCCAGCGCCCCACCGGGTACGCTCGATTCCCGGTGGCGGACCGCTATTGAAGCGGCGTTGCCAGTTGGATAGCCCGATCCATATGCCGGCGAAGAGATAGCCGGGACGCTTCGTGTTCGGCATGATCGGAATCGCCGCGAAGCCGCGCTGGATCAGCCTTTCCCCGCATTCCGCATAGGCCCCCATGACGTTCCCCATCAAAGCGGTGCTTCGTTCCCGAGAATCTTTCGACGCAGGACTTGCTCAAAGCCGGTTATCAGGCGGCGCAGGAATTCGCGCCATTCCTCGGCACTCAGCTTTGACAAGTCGGTGGCGCCTATCTCTTCGAGGTACCCACCGGCATTGGCTCCGGCCTCGAGCGCAGCTCCAATCTCAAAGGCGTCCAGGGTCGGATTCGGCATGTGATAGACACTCCGTGCGGCGCGGTGACATCCATCGTCGTCGCAGAGCCAGACGACTGGACCACCAAAATTCTGCCATTTGCCGACCAGCGGCGCGTAGCCGACCCAGATCGCATGGCGGCGACAGACGGCGCACGAGGTCGGTTCTTTGGTGGCGAAGCGGGCGGTGGCGGTGCTCATCAGTAGGGCATCTCGTCGCCGATCGGCTCGCTCATCATGGCGGCAAACGCAGCCTCACGCGATTTCGGGACCCAGCAATTGAGATGCCGATCGATCTCAACGACGGTGCCGTTCATGCGGACGACGCGGCGACTGGAGACGTTCCACCACTGACCGTTGCGGCAGACCATGATCTCAATTGCGCGGTCGATCTCGTGCGATCGCTCGAGCGCTTCCGCAACGGTCACCGGTGGCGGTGTCCCGCCGCTCAGTGCAAACCACCACTTTTCAGCAAGCGTGCGAGGGTAGCCTTGGCGCTCGAAGGAAATATATTCATCGTAGGTCGCCAAACCGCACACATAGGTCACGCGCAGACTTGGCGGCGCCAATGGATCGGCACGCTTAAAATGCACGTGAAGCGCGACGTGAGTCACCGGTAGCCAGGTTTGTCCACCCGACAGAACCGGCACCGCGTCGGCAATCGTCGCATGCTTGGGCTTGGGCGCTGGCCGTGGCCACTCATACCCGCACCCGACGCAGACATAGACGTTGACCGGGTTGAGCTCGTCGCAGTCCGGGCAGACGCGTACTCGAACGGTGTCGGGCTTCACCGCAGTGTCGGACTTGGATTTCACGGTGTCGACGCTGATGGAGTCGACCGGCCCGTGCCGATAGACGTTGCGGGCAAAGTCCAGCACTAGGCAATTCTTTTTGCCTGGCGCCTTGCGGGTGCCACGGCCGATCATTTGCACGTAAAGGCCGGTCGACAGGGTGGGCCGTAACATAGCCAGCAAGTCGACTTGTGGCACGTTGAAGCCGGTGGTCAACACGTTGACGTTGACGAGACAGGTGATCGCGCCGGCCTTGAATTCACGGATAATCCGCTCGCGCTCGTCGGTGGGGGTCTCCCCGAAGACGGCTTCGGTCGCGATGCCACGGGCACGCAGCGCGTCGCGGACATGGATCGCATGCCGGATGCCGGTGCAGAAGACCAGCCAGCAACGTCGATCGGCGCCGAGCCTGACGATCTCGTCGCAGGCGCCGTTGACGACGCTCTCGACGTCGGCGGCGTCCTGCAGCTCGCTCTCTATAAACTCACCACCGCGCCGACCGACACGGCTGACGTCAATCGTTGTCGACGTCGCCTTCGACGAGAGCGGCGACAGCCATCCGTCCCGGATGCCTTCACCGATGCCATAAGAAAAGACGATGTCATCGAAGATCTTGCCTTCGCCTTCGTCGAGCCGGCCGGTGTCAAGCCTAAAGGGCGTTGCGGACAGCCCTGCGACTCTCAGGTCAGGTACGATTCCGCGTAGCGCGTCCAGCAAGGTGCGGTACATCCCGTCACCACTATGTGGAACGAGGTGACACTCGTCTATCAGGATAAGATCGCGTCGACCGATAGCTTGCGGTTTGCGGAACACACTCTGGATCGATGCAAATAATATCTGATGATCATGATCGCGCCGGCCGAGCGCGGCGCAGTTAATGCCCAACGGCGCGTCCGGCCATAGTCGAAAGACATGATCGACATTCTGCTCGATCAGTTCTTGAACGTGCGTCAGCGCCAGGATCCGCAGGCCGGGATACCGATCAATAACGTCGCGGATCAGCCAGGCAACGACCAACGACTTACCGGTGGCGGTCGCCATTGAAATAAGCGGGTTACCGCCACCGGCTGCCCAGTAGGCGTCAAGCGCATCAAGCGCCTGACGCTGGTACGGTCGGAGCTCGAGCATTATCGGTGCCAGGGCGCCGAACCGGTAGGAGCGGGCCGCACCGCAGCGGCAGGCTTCGGCGCCGGTGGCGGCGCTGCCGGCTTTTGCTGCGTTGCTTCGTCGGGCCCCTTCGTGTCGAGCGGCGTGACCTTCGTCACTTTGTTCTTATCAGGGTACGCTCCAGTCTTGTCAGCCTCGATCGCGATACCGAGACGCACCGGCACGAACAGCAGCGGCTCGACAGTTTGCAATGGAGTGGCGCACCCGATCGCCGCAATGATCGAGTTGAGCATCTTCTGCCCGTGATACTGCGCGCCGGCCTTTGGATGGACGAACGAGATGTTCTGCCAGACCTGGCGGTTCTCGTACTCGCCTTCGAGAATCTTCCAGACCAGCGTCAGGCCGTAACCGTTGCCCGATTTGGGTGGCGCAATCCGGCCTTCGATGGCCTGGGCGACATACTCGCCGGGTGGAAGCAACTCGAACCCGCCGATATCGGCAGGGTTATAGGCTTCGGGAAATTCCATAGACATGTAGTTTCTCCGGTTGGTTGGGTGTGGGTTTGGCCGCGCTATTATTCCGCCGCGGCCGGCGGTAGATGCGGCGCGAGCGTTGCGCCGAAATCGAAATTGAGTGGGACGATCATTTTCGTCGGCAGTCCGTAGCGATTTTTGGCGACGAAGCTCGGACGCGCTTCCCAGTGCAGCCAGCGGGCCGAACCGCCGTCGGCGCGGTTGCGCTTCCTCCCAAAGCCAGCATCTTCGGACTGGATGTTGAGATCAGGCGCAAGGAAGCCGATCGCGTCCATTTGGTCCTGGACCAGGCCACGAGCGCGCTTGTGTAGGCGAAGTTGATAAGACGTGTAGCTTGCGGTGCGAGGATCATCGATCCTCTCAATGGCGCTGTGCGCGAGTAGCAACGCCATCATTCCGCGCTCGCGACGCAAGAAATCGAGACCGTTCAGGATGTCGAGCCACCAGGAATCAACAACGACATAGCCTTTGCCATAGCCAGGAGTCTCGATCGACGACCATCCTTGAGACGCACAAACATCGCGCCAGATGATAGCTTCGAGCGCATCAAGGCTGTCGATCACGATTGTCCGATATTCGTGGGTCTCGGTAGCGAGCGCGGATAGGGCGTCACGAGCGGCCTTAAACGTGTCGAGCCGGCCGAACGTCTTGATTTCGATTTGGCCAGTCGCGCCGTCCTCGGTTTGTAGAAAGATCGGCGCCGGAAACTTTGCCGCCAACGTTGTTTTGCCTACGCCTTCGCATCCGTGGATTAGGATGCGAGGCGGCAAAGTTGCGGTTGCGGTATGGATGTCAGATAAGTTCATTTGTCTCTACCTTCTGATTCTCGACGTACCTTATGGAATTGAATCGCGAACGGCCCCGTGTCGTTTTCTTCGCTCGCAGTGCCTTGATCAGCGCTTCAGGGTTGGAGTCGCACTGGCACAGCTCAGTTTCACGGCCGTCGCCGAGGCGTTCGCGGATCAAGATGCTGAAGCGCATGGTCATGACATGAGCCTTTTTCTGAAGGCGTCTTGGTTGGCGATCGGGGCCGCCTCGAACAGGACCGTCAAACTCACGCCGTCGACGAACCGCCGGCGCTCATCGGGTGGCGCCCTATCCCAACAATTACGCAGATCGTGGTGCGTGGTCGGCTTCGGTGTCGGTGCGCTCGCCGACGAGGTTCGCTTCGAGGCCGCGGGCGCCGGCTTAGGGTTCCTGACCGACTGTTTCTGCTTGGACTTTTTGGCCGGTTGCTTTCGACCGGTCTTGTCAATTCGCGTGTCCAATTTGGACACGTCGCCTTTGACCTCACCCGCGGCCCGAGCCGTTCCGACCGTTGTCGGGCTTACCCCGACTGCGGCCGCGATCGCCCGATCACTTCGCTCCGGGTCGGCTTTCAACTCGGCCTTGATCCTGGCCTGTTTCTCCGCAGTGCTCAGCGGCATCGTCCGCGCCCTGCGATGCTCGTTCAACGCGGCGACATACTTCCGCATCGACTCTTCGGTCGTGCATCGGTCAGAGATGTCGTCGTAACGTGGCTCGATTCCGAGCTCCTGACAGAACTTCGCTCGATGCCGACCGTCCACGACCTGGCCGCGCCATACCGCGATCGGAACGGCGAGACCGTTTGCCTTGAGACTTTCCCTCATGGCGTTGGCCTCGGCGTCGGTCAGATCGGCGTAATCGCCAGTGATTGGATGGAGGGGTAGCGATGCGTTGCCAAGTGCCCGGATTGCCTCAGCGTGCTCGGCCACGCGCGCTTGCGTTCCCGGCGACGTTAGGGGGTCGATGTCTTGGCGATCGGGGGAGTGGTGTGGTAGGGAATTTCCAGGCTCGCCAGCCTTGGAAAGTCCTCGGGGGTCGTTTGTCGTCTGAGCGACAGCGGCTCCCGCGGCGTTTCTGGCCGCCATCTCATGCGGCCGTCACGGGTGCAACATCGAGCATTTGCTCGAGCGCGTGGCGCGGCACAACCCCGCGGCGCCCGATCCAGACAACCGGCAACTGGCCGTTCTTCGCTGCCTCGTAGGCGGACCAGCGAGAAACGCCGAGGATCTCTCCGGCCTCTTCGATCGAGAACGTCGATCGTCCATTCCATTTCGCGTCGAGGATCGGCCGCGTGGAAACGGCGCTCCGATTGAATTCAGTCGGCTTATGTTCGCCGCTCGGCGCAGGAATCACCGCAGCGCTTCGATAAAGCTCAGCTTTCTTGGCTTCCATCACGGGACTCCTGTTCTGTTCGGTCCTGTTAGGTTCCGTTTGACACGGGGCCTGCAGTGCGCTAGGCTTAAAGTGAGGCTAGAAATGGATAGAAATTGAGCCTCAATTTGTCAAGGGATAATCCCGGAGCGATAGCGTGAAACGAACGAAGAAACAGTTGAACGTGGCACTATCCGATAGCGCGCGTGCTCAATTGGAGGCCGCCAGCAAGGAGGCGGGTCACAGCGTTGCCGAGGAGGTTCGCCGGCGCCTTGAGCGGAGTTTCTTTGGCGATGCCCCCATGGACGGGAAGACGCGCGACCTGGCCACCGCAGTCGGCCGGTTCGCGCGTCTACTTGAACATGATCGGGGCGCAGCCTGGCACGCCGACCGCATTACGCACGCGGCGCTCGGCGAACTGATCGTCATGTGGCTGCAGGACCATCCCCCGACGCGCAAGCTGTCGTCCCAGGCACTTCGGGCGGTGAAGAAGGGGTCTTTGCTTCCGCCTCGCGCTGCAGCTTCTGATCTCGGCTTGCTCTCTCAAAAAGAGGCCGACCCGAAGGGAATCGCGGGGAGGCTCTATCCCGTCGACAAGTTCATGCAGCAGGAACTCTCCAAGTCGCGAAATCGGTCAGGCGAAGAGGAAGGATTATGAACAAGAAGCGTCGCAGCCATGGTGAAGGCTCGATTGATCCGCAAGGCCAGGACACTTGGCGTCTGCGCTATCGGGTTGACAGCAGGCGTTACACTACGACCTTTCGCGGCTCACTGCCCGATGCCCGCAAGGAGCTGCGTCGCCTGCTTCGCGATGGCGACACCGACCAGCACGTGGCGCCGGACAAGATCACGCTCGCGCAATGGGCCGAACAATGGATTGATGCCGGCGCGCCAGGCCGTCGCAAGAAGAAGGTCGGTCATCGTACCCTCGAGCGTTACGACGAGTTGCTGAAACATCATGTCATTCCGACCTTGGGCTCGCGCCTCCTCCAGAAGGTTTCGGGAGCCGACATCTCCAGTCTGTACGCTGGCCTCGAAGGCAAGATAGCGCCGCGTACCGCGCTTCACGTGCACATTGCTCTCGGCTCGTGCCTCAACACGGCAGTGCGGACGGGAAAGCTCTCCGTCACACCCATGTCGCGGGCGATGAACATCCCCGCTCTTGGCGACGATGAGGTCGGTACCGTGCTTGATGCCGACGAGCTCGCAACTTTGGTCCGAGGTTTCCGCGGCTTTGTGTTGTACCCGATCATTGCCACGGCGGCCTACACGGGCGCCCGTCGGAACGAGCTCTTGGCACTGCGCTGGTCGGACCTAGACGTCGACGCGAGTACGTTACGGATCGAGCGCGCGATCGAGGAGACGAAAGAATACGGGCGGCTCCTGAAGGGTCCCAAGACCGCTCGCGGAAAGCGGACCATCCAAATCGATCGTGACCTGCTCGAGCTCCTCGTCGCCGAGCGCAAGCGCTACCTTCGCATTGCCGCCGGGGTTCCCGACGGAGTCGACGTCGACCTCTCGTTGGTTAAGCTGCCCGACGACGCGCTGCTATTTCCTGCTCCGCCTACGCCTGGCGAAAGTTTCTCGTTCACGAAGCTACGTTGCCCCAAGTGCGTCACCAAGGAATTCCAGGAGAGGGCCGCGAAGCTCGGTTTTGGGCACCTGAGGTTCCATGATTTGCGCGGCAGTCACGAAACCGCTCTGCTCGACGCCGGCGTTCCGGTGCACGTCGTGGCAGAACGTGGCGGGCACGATCCGGCGACGCTACTGCGCACCTATGCGAAGCGAACCAAGAAGGCCGATACGAGTGCGGCCGCGGTCATTGGCGCTCTGTCTAAAGGTGCGCTGCGGGGCTAGATTGGCCTTTGGGTCGAAGTTGGGTCGAAGACCAATAGGGTTGCTAAGATGTTCCAGTCCGGATACCCGCTAAGTGCTTGATTCTGGTTGCGTTGGAAGAGAAGCGTTCCCGGTGGGGCGTCCGGACTTCAAATCCGGGAGGGGCTGCGAGACGGTCCTTGGTGGGTTCGACTCCCACTCTCTTCCGCC